GCTGAGACCAACGCTCAAACATCTGAAACCAATGCTGCTGCAAGCGCATCTTCTGCATCGACAAGCGCATCTAATGCCTCGACAAGCGAAACCAACGCGGCTTCCTCGGCTACATCTGCGTCGACTGACGCTGCTACGGCTACAACAAAAGCTAGTGAGGCCGCAGCATCTGCGACGTCTAGTGCGAATTCTGCAACCGCATCGGAAGCTGCCAAAGACGCAGCACTTGCGGCTCTTGATAATTTTGACGACAGGTACTTGGGATCGAAGGCGTCTGATCCGACTGTAGATAACGACGGCAACCCGCTAGTTTCTGGCGCATTGTATTTCAACACGACTGACGACGTGATGAAGGTTTACGACGGGAGTTCGTGGCTTGCCGCTTACGCTTCTCTGTCAGGCGCTCTTTTGGTCGCCAACAATTTGTCTGACGTAAACAATGCCAGCGCATCTCGCACTAATCTTGGGCTTGCAATCGGCACAAATGTTCAGGCTTATTCTGCTATTCTTGCAGCAACGACCGCATCATACACCACTGCTTTGAACAGCAAGTTAAACGGACTTGAGGCTGGCGCTACCGCCGATCAGACGGCAAGCGAAATTAAAACAGCATACGAAAGTAATTCTAATACGAATGCGTTTACTGATGCGGAGAAAACAAAGTTATCTGGCGTAGAGGCTGGCGCAAATGTAACTGACGCTGGCAATGTTAATCCGCTGGTTGATAGCCACCTAAACACTGGCACAGCATCTTCTGGTGAATACCTTTCATGGAATGGTTCTGACTACGACTGGGCAAACGTTCCAGCCGGATACACGGACGCTGATGTTGACACTCACCTCAACACTGGCACAGCAGCCACTGGCGAGTTCCTCAAGTGGACTGGCTCTGATTATGACTGGGCGGCACTAACCGCTCCCAACGATGCTACGATCACACTGACTGCTGGCACAGCCCTGTCTGGCGGTGGTGACTTTACTACAGATCAATCAGGTAATGAGACTATCACTATTAACTTCAGTGGTGGTATTGATGATCTGAGTAATGGTTACGCTGGCAGTAGTAATGTTGGTCTAGGAAGTCTTTCCTTTAGTAGTATTACTTCGGGTAACTACAACACAGCAGTTGGTAGTAATTCCCTTCGGTACAACACTACTGGCAACTACAACGTAGCTCTTGGCTACCAAGCCCTGCCTATGGCAAATGGGACTAATAGTGGCGCAAATAGTAATGTGGCTGTTGGTTTTAACACTCTCGCCGCTTTGACGACAGGTGATAGCAATATTGCGATTGGTAATCAAACCGCCAACAACGTAACATCGGGTTATGAAAATATTGCTCTGGGTACCCAAGCCATGCAAGGCAGTGGTGGGGCCACAGGCTATCGCAACATTGCTATGGGGGTAAACTCTCTTTATAGTATTTCAAGCGGTAGCCATAACGTAGCTCTTGGTTATTACGCAGGTAACGCAGTTACTACAGGTAGTTACAATTTCTTCGGTGGTGTTGACGCTGGTAAAGATCTTACCACAGGTACTTATAACGTATCCATTGGTACTGATGCAGCAGAAAACTTGACCACAGCGAACCAAAGCGTGTCTGTTGGCGCTCGGTCTAATAGATATAACGTAACTGGCAGTGATACCACCGCCATTGGTTATGACGCCCTTCGTGGGGCATCAGGCCAATCACATACTGGCAACACTGCTATTGGTCACGGGTCGGGTTATAGTACCACTACAGGTGGTAATAACTTATTTGCTGGTAAAAATTCTGGTTATAGTAACACGACAGGTAATAATAACATATTCTTGGGCCAATCCGCTGGCTATGATAACGTCAGCGGCACTTACAACGTAGCTATTGGCACAGAAGCAGCGGCTGATGTTACTGGCTCTAGCAACGTAGCCATCGGTGGCCTCACAATGAGGTTCAATACTTCAGGTAATCAAAACGTAGCGGTTGGGATGCAATCTCTTTATCGCAACGTAACAGGCACCCAGAACACGGCAGTAGGCTATTCGGCCCTTTTAGGTTCCACAGGCCAGTCCCACAGCGGCAACACTGCCATTGGTTATTGGGCTGGCTATAGCACCACTACAGGGGGCAACAACTTCTTTGGCGGTAAGTCTGCTGGGTATTCTAACACTAGCGGGTCTAGCAACGTAGCGATTGGTCCAAACGCACTAGACGCTAACTCAACTGGGTCTGGTAGCGTAGCGTTAGGCAATAACGCACTGGGTGCATACACTGGCGGCTACAACGTAGCTATTGGTTTTGATGCTGGTGCGTCCACCGTAAGTGGCACTGGTATGACTGCTATTGGTTACGAAGCCCTGAACGCAAGCACAGGAAGCAACAACACCGCCGTTGGTTATGTTGCATTAGATGACGCTACCTCAGCAACGTTAAACTCTGCCTTTGGTATGTCAGCAGGGGGCAACACAACCACAGGGAGCCAAAACGCTTTCTTTGGGGCGCAGTCAGCAACTGGGAACACTACAGGCGGTAATAATACCGCAGTTGGTGGGAGTGAAACTTTAAAGAATAACCAAACAGGTAGTAATAACGTAGCCGTTGGTTCATTTGCATTGAAGGGTGGTACTGGCAGCCACAGCACCAACACTGCTATTGGTTATCAGGCTGGTGTAGATATTTCTACAGGTGTCGACAACTTCTTTGGTGCAGCTTACGCAGGTAAGGCAAATACTACTGGCTACTCCAACACGCACATTGGTTATCAAGCTGGCTACAACAACCAAACAGGTACAACCAACGTATCCGTAGGGTCAAAAGCTCTCTTTGGTGTAAGTGGGTCTAGTAACACTGGTAACACGGGTGTGGGTTATGGCGCAGGTCAGGGCATCACTACAGGTGGCAACAACTTCTTTGGTGGCTATCAGGCAGGTAACAGCACCACCACAGGCTCAAACAACATTGTTATCGGCAATGGCTCTGACGCTTCCTCTGCCACAGTCTCTAACGAGATCACCCTTGGTAACAACAGCATCTCAGCCTTCCGCATACCGGGCCTCAACATTAGTGCTGCATCCAACAGCTTCACTATCAACGGCTGGACGGTCACAGAAAGCGGTGGCTCCCTGTACTTCTCTACAGGTGGCACAAACAAGATGAAATTAGACGCATCTGGCAACCTTGATGTTGTAGGCAACGTAAACTCCAACGCAACAATCACCTAGTAAAGGATACGAAGATGGCGATTAAAGTAGGCGGTACAACCGTCATAGATGATAGCAGGGCGCTCAGTAATATTGCGTCTGTAGATGCAACAACTGTGGCTGCCTTGGGTGCGGCGGGTGTTGGTGGAGGCGGTACATACGATTTTGTGGCTAGTGGCACTCTTTCGGATGGTGCCGCTGTTACTTTAAACTCTGACGGAACTGTTAGCGTCATATCCGGCGTGTCTACTTCTACTGGGACTGCTGTTGCGTACACCAATCATTACAGCTTTACAAATAATGCTGTGTTTGACAGCTTTAATAATAAGGTTGTTGTTGTTTACAAAAACGACTCTACTAACTCTTACGGACATGCTGTAGTTGGGACCGTTAGCGGCACCTCCATTAGCTTTGGAACTCCTGTAGTTTTTGAGAGTGGTGAATGCGGAAGTCCTTACGCAGCTTTTGATAGTACGAATAATAAAGTTGTTATCGCTTATATGGATGTTACTAATAGCCACAACTACACAGCTATAGTTGGAACTGTTAGTGGCACCTCCATCAGCTTTGGAACTGCGGTTGTTTTTGACACACAGCCAGCAGGGTCAAGCCATATAGCCATTGTTTATGACAGTAATGCTGGAAAAATTGTTATTGGTTTTAGAGACAACAATAGATACGTTGCCGAACCTTCTGCTATAGTCGGAACTGTTAGTGGCACTTCTATTAGTTTTGGTACAAAAGTAGATATTCCATCTGGCTCAAGTTCTAATTGTCTACACCTTGCAGGTGCGTTTGATAGCTCGAACAACAAAGTGGTGTTTGGCCACTTTGACGCCACCGCCGGTCAAGTTTACGCCGCAGTCGGGACCGTTAGCGGCACGTCTATTAGCTTTGGCTCTAAAGCAGCAATAGCTTCAATAAACATAGACGGACTGTCCGCAACATTTGACAGCTTCCAGAATAAAATTGTTTTTGCGTTTTACAATGCGTCAACTCCAAGAGATGGAACGGCCAGAGTTGCAACTGTCAGCGGAACATCCATTAGTTTTGGCACCGCAGTCACGTTTTATTCTGGAACTGTGCAAGGACTGACATCATGCTTTGATGTTAGCGCAAGAAAAACTGTTGTTTACTACAAAGATGGCGTTGACTCCGGAAAACTAAAGGCTGTTTTTGGAACAATATCTGGAACAAACATTTCCTTCGAGCCTGAAGTCCAAATAACTGCAGGAACTAACTTGAACCTGACAAGTGGAGGCGCTGTTTATGACAGCAATGCAAACAAGTCCGTCGTTTCATTCTACAACCCTCCTAGCTACTACGGCCTCACCGCAGTTACTCAAGTAAATTCTTCAACTTTGACCGTTGACAACTTTTTGGGCTTTTCTGACGGTGTGTACACGAATGGACAAACAGCTACAGTGCAGGTTGTCGGCGCTGTGGATGACGCTCAAAGCTCATTAACGGCTGGTAAAAAATATTACGTTCATTTTGACGGAACTTTAAATGACGTTCCCGACAACTTTAACGTTTACGCTGGTTTAGCCACTTCATCCACAAAACTTTTAGTAAAAGGATAGGTAATATGAAAACATTGACAAGAGGCAACAGGTCTATTTATATTTTCGAAGACAGCCAGATCGTTACACTTACGCCACACAGCATTACAGTTGGCAGTCCTGCGGAGTTTATTATTGGCGACTGCAATAATAGCAACACGGTCCTGCATGAAGGGGTCTCAGCTCCAGAAAGCTGGGTGGGCCACAAGTATGATTTTGACGGAGAAACATGGACGTTGAACCCTGATTGGGTTGAGCCAAGCGCCGAGTAACTTTAACCCGAAAGGACAATAAAATGACTGATACACCAACTGCGGAAGAAATTGCACAGCACTATACAGCAATGGGTCACTCTGTTGACTTGCTTAATGCTGGCAAACCAGAAGGCATGGATGATGCAGACTGGACAGAGACAGTTGCTCGTAACGTAGAGCATCTAGAGCTGATGGTGGCTAAAGACTTCTGGACCACGGAGGATATGACTGCCTCCAACGCCGCTATCGCAGCGAACTCATAGTTTTTGGTTGATTGCCTCATGCTGCTTAAAGTGTTAATGTGAAGACGATATGCGACATGCTGTGCGCTAGATAAAAGGGATTGGGCGGACAAATGGCCGACACAAACACCACAAATTATAACTTTGTTAAACCTGAAATCGGAGCATCCGAGGACACTTGGGGTACAAAGCTAAATGCAAACTGGGATAGTGTCGACACTGTTCTCGGCGGTGTAACCGCAGCTGAGTTTCAAATTCTTGATGGAGCCACGGTAACTACCGCTGAGTTAAACATTCTCGACGGCGTTACATCAACGACGGCAGAGATCAATCTTCTTGACGGCGTGACGGCAACGACAGCGGAGATCAATCTGCTTGATGGCGTGACCGCAACCACTGCTGAGTTAAACATTCTTGATGGCGTAACTTCTACAACCGCAGAGCTTAACATTCTTGATGGAGTAACCTCTACAGCGGCAGAGATTAATGTCCTTGATGGCTTAACCGTTAGCACGGTTGATCTGAACAAACTTGACGGCATGACAGCATCAACTGCTGATTTGAACCTTTTGGATGGAGTTACAGCCACCACCGCCGAGCTGAATTATTTAGACGTAACCACAGTTGGAACGTCTGAAGCTAGCAAGGCATTGACGGCTGACGCAAACGGTGATGTGTCTATTAACGGCGATGTATCTGTTAATGGCGATGTGTCTGTTATCGGAAGTTCTTTTTTAAATGGCGCTCACCGGAGCAACATTGTCGCTATGGGCGGCACTGCTATGGATTGTTCTGCCGGGAACTACTTCACAAAAACAATTTCTGCAAACAGCACTTTTTCGTTTAGCAATGTTCCATCAAGTTCAAGCTACGCTTTAACACTTGAGTTGACACACACAAGCGGCACTGTGACGTGGCCGTCTAGCGTCAAGTGGCCGCGAGATGAGCCGCCTATTCTTACAACAGGCAAAACCCATGTTTTTGTTTTATTTACAGATGACGGAGGGACACGCTGGCGCGGCGCAGCTCTCATTAACTATACCACATAGGGTCTGGCATGGATAAGAACTCTCAAAATATTTTGCTTGGTGCTGCTGGTGGCGGTTATATCGAGCCGCCGGGTCAGCAGTTGTTTGAGCCTAGCGGTTCATTTAGCGAGACATTTACTTGGGTTTGCCCACCGGGCGTTCGGAGTATTTCCGTTGTTGCTGTAGGCGGCGGCGGAGGTTCTGTTGTGGTCAGCGTTGGGTACTCTGGAGGGCCGGGCGGCGGCCTCGGCTACGCCAATAATATTCCTGTTGTTCCTGATAAAAGCTACAAAGTTCGAGTTGGCGGTGGCGGCTTTAGCCAGAACAGTTTTGGGGACGCTTCTGGTGGAGATAGTTACTTTGCGGAAGTTGGAGATTTTGTAAGTGAAGCCTATGTTTATGGTGGCGGCGCAAATCAGCCCAACACAAGCAACCCACCCTATCCATCTGAAGTAAACCCCGGAACATTTGGTGGCACAGCGGTGTCTGGTGGCGGCAATGGGGGCGCAAAAGGTACTTTGTCTGGCAGCTATCACGGCGGCGCAGGCGGTGCGGGCGGGTACACTGGCTCCGGAGGCTCTGGTGGGTCTGGTATTGGTAGTAACGGCAATGCTGGTTCAGGCGGCGGTGGTGGAGGTGGATCTACAAGCGATGGAGGCCGCGGAGTTGACGCCGCAGGTGGTGGCGGTGTCGGTTTGCTTGGCCAAGGTTCTAGTGGGGCGGGAGGCATTTCCGGCAGTGGTTCTGCGGCTATTGGAACTACGGGTGGCAGGGGTGGTTCCGGCGGCGATACTGGACAAGACAGACTTGACTTAATACCCGCAGGAGTGTTTGACCCACCCGCCGAATATGGCGCCGGCGCTCGATCAATAAGTGGCGTCGGCGGCAGCGGTGCGGTGCGTATAATTTGGCCGGGCGACACGCGCCAGTTTCCATCCACAAACACAGGAGACGTTTAGATGACGTTGTTTATTAGACTGGTAGATGGCGAACCATCAGGAGATCCAATACTAGAACAGAACTTACGCCAAATTTTCCCCAACACTTCTTTTCCGCAGTATTGCACTGCGGATGACGTTGAGCCTATGGGCTACGGCATTTATGACTTCAGCTCTCAGCCCAACTTAGGTAGATATGAAAAGGCTGTAGAGGTTCTTCCCGTGCGCTCCGCCGAGGGTATATGGAAGCAGACATGGTCTATCGTTCAAATGGACAGCGCTGAAAAAGCTGACGTGGACGCAACTCAAGCTGCGTTAGTTCGCAGCCAGCGGGCAGTAAAGTTAACTGAGACTGACTGGATTGTGTTAAAGTGTTATGAGGCAGGCCAGCCCGTTCCGGAGGAAATAAAGTCTGTTCGGCAGAATTTGCGCGACATCACAGATCATGCAAACTTTCCGTACCTCAGTGATGGTGATTGGCCCGCCAAGCCGTAAGGATATTCCAGAATGCCACTAATACCGCTTAACATTCCAGCAGGCCAATATAGAAACGGCACTGAATACCAGTCTCAAGGCCGCTGGCGTGACGCAAACTTGGTTCGCTGGCATGAGGGCGCTTTGCGTCCTGTTGCCGGATGGCGTCAACGTGGAAGTGTGGACATTAACGGTGTTGTTCGCACAATCATCGCGTGGGAAGACAACAGCAATAACCGCCGCGTGGCATTTGGCACACACAATAAATTGTTTGCAATGACCGCTGGCAACGCGGTGACAGACATTACTCCCGTTGGGTTTGTGGCCGGAAGCGTTGATGCTTCAGCATTTACGGGATACGGCAGCGCTCCATACAGCGGAGGACTTTATGGCGTTCCGTCTCAGGATCAGGGAGCAAACTCTCCGGCAACGACATGGAGCTTGGAGAATTGGGGCGAATATCTTTTAGGATGTACCGCTGACGATGGTAAAATTTACGAGTGGCAGCTGAACAGCGCAACACCAGCCGCAGCATTATCTAACGCGCCAATTGACTGTTCCGGCATGATGGTTACAGAGGAGCGCTTTGTGTTCGCCTTTGGCGCTGGTGGCAATGCTAGAAAGGTTGCATGGTCTGATCGTGAAGATAACAACACTTGGACGCCAGCGGCGACCAACGAAGCTGGTGACATTGAAATCCAAACGAACGGCGTGATCCTAAAGGGAATGCGCACACGCGGCCAATCGTTAATCCTTACAGACCAAGACGCTCACGCCGCCACATACTCAGGCCCTCCTTTTGTCTATGGATTTCAAAGAGTTGGAACATCATGCGGGCTTATAGCCGCTAACGCAGCGGCCTCAATAGATGAGGGCGTTGTGTGGATGGGTCGGCGCTCGTTCTTCTTTTACTCCGGCGGCGCTGTGGTCGACCTTCCATGTGATGTTTCTGACTACGTTTTTAGCGATATGAACAATGACCAGAGGTCAAAGGTCCACGCCGTAGTCAACAGCGAATTCGGAGAGATCTGGTGGTTTTACCCAAGTGGTTCCAGCACAGAATGTGATCGTTATGTTGCTTTTGACTATAGCGAAAAGGTTTGGATGACGGGCGACATTGACCGGACGGCGGGCGTTGATCGCGGCGTATTCCGTCAGCCGTTTTGGATTGCGCCAGACGGAATACTTTATGAGCATGAAATTGGGTTCAACTATGGAACTCAGACACCTTTTGCTGAGACTGGGCCTATTGCAGTTGGCGTCGGGGAGCAGGTCATGGCTGTTCGCGGCATGATCCCAGACGAAAAGACGCTGGGCGACGTGAGTGCTACGTTTAAAACGCGCTTTTACCCAACGGGGTCAGAGCTTGAATTTGGACCGTTCAGCATGGCCAACCCAACCAGCCTTCGCTTTACGGGGCGGCAAGTCAGAATGCGCGTAAGCGGAAACTCCCAGTCTGACTGGCGCGTTGGAATAATGAGGCTTGATGCGGTGCCGGGGGGCCAGAGATGAGCCGGATACTTCCGCCAATTACTGTGGACCTAAGCCAGTGGGCCGAGAACCTGCGGCGTTACCTAGGGAGAGCCTTGGATCAGCTTGGCTTTAGGGAAACTTACTCGTCGGCCTCAGAAAATGGCGTGTTGTTGTGGGACAACGCGAGCGGCTACCCCGTGGTCTCAAAGAACGGTGAGTGGGTGCAAGTTGTTTTGGAGGACGGCAAATACTCTGGGGCAGTGACAACTGACCAAACTGCTGTAGCTATAAACACAGCTTACGCTTTGACTTACACTTCTAGCACCACTGACGGTATTGCTAACGGTACTCCAGCCTCTCGCATTGTTTTTGATGAGGCTGGTCAGTATATGATTAGCTTTTCTGCGCAGATTGCATCGACATCAAGCTCAACTGTAAACTTTTGGTTTTGGCCT